AGAACCAGCCTTAATACTTTTAAACAAAGATGCACGCATGCCAGGCTTGGTATAATTACCAGCAGCATTAACTGTTGACTTCTTTTTAGCAGCCATTATTTTTTGCTCTTGTTTCTCTTTGAAATTGCTGCAGCCTTAGCCTTAGCATCAGCCTTAGATGAAGCACCCCAAGCCTGTAGAGATAAAAGCAGTCTTGTTGGCGAGCCGTCAGGCTTGCGCTCTGGTCCTGGCATTCCGCCCATACGGGCTAGGAAAGATGCCCTTCTAGGGTTGTCTCCAGCCTTTACAGGGGCTTTAAGAGTGCCACCCTTATAAGATGCCCTACCCTTGGCATTAAGTCCACCTTTAGGGTTCTTGCCTTCTTTACGTGTCCAGGCTGCTGTCATTATTTTTCCTTAGCCATACTTGTGAGTTTGATAGTAAAACTTCTGATTCTTCTTTGACTACCCCAACAAAAGTATCTATTGACCAACCTGGTTGGAACTCAACACCTCTAGGGTCTTTCCATAAGTAGTCATCAAATGCCATAATTCCACCTGGCTTTAGTAATCGCCAAGCAAGAACTGCATCTTGTAGCACACCCTCTGCGGTGTGGTCTCCATCAATATAAATAAAATCATACGTTGGTTCTTCAACAGAACGAAGAAACTCTTTGCTGTCCATCCTGTATTTAATTACATTAGGACGAAAAGCAATTCGTGAATCGTATACACGTTCAACATCTAGCCAATCCATTTCCTTATGTTCTGTCTCATCCGAGCCAGTCCAAATGTCTACATCTTCTAGGATTGAGTTCTTCTGAGTAAGTATATTATCTACCATCCATGCAGTTGCATCGCCTGTAAAGGCACCAATCTGCAGAAACCTTAGACCTAACTTGCCAGCAAGAGGTGTTAGTTGTGACTCAAAGTTTTCCTTTGCAGTCATCTCAAACCAGTTGGGATATTTAGTTTGCATAACCCTTACCCCTACTAAAAGCATCATAGTAGTTCTCGTCCATATTGAATCGCTTCATATGTCCTACTGTTGCACCGGTATCGCACCAGAGTGGGATATCTGCTTTGTTTACTACTGCAAAAAAGTAGATGTCCTCACCAGTGAATTGCTTGTTAGCGCCCACTTCTGTGAAGAATGGAACCCCTGGTAGTGCTTCCTTGATTCTTGTTATTACGTTGCGATGCATCAGGCAGAAGCCCATACCGGCAGCACTTACTTTCATAAAAGTATTCTTTGGCAGCGGGTCTAGCCTTCTAATCCCAATACCAAACTCTGCTTCAGCAAACTCATAGACAGTTGCTAATGGCTTCATCAATGGTTGCTCTGGTTCATTACTTGTAAAGTAAACACCAGTAAGCAATGGTATATCTTTGGCGTCTCTACGATTCCAGAGTTTAAGAAACTTTTCTGGAGTAATCATAATGTCCGAGTCAAGCCAGAGTAGCCAATCAGATTTGTTATTTTCATACCAGCGATTAACTAACATCTCTCGCTGCTGTGCTATCTGATTACCATGAGCACGAAGTGACCCACAGAACTCTACGCCTGAGTTTATAATGGTGTCAACAACACCTTCCATAAACTTGCCATCTACCATACCATCGTCGCACCAAGCGACTGCTAGGGTTTCTTTCTGTTTGTTCATTGTCCCCTGCTTTCTTACTTCTTCTTATACTTCTTAATTGTCTTTGGGTCGTTGTAGCCTTTAATAATTACATCTGCATCACTAGGTAGTTTTTTCTGTCCTGGTGCTTTAGGTGGCTTTATACCACGCTTAAGGTAGTCATCAAGTTTTGGTCTTGCTGGCAGTGGACCCATTGTTGTTTTAGGCTTAGGTCTTGTTGTAGGCATCTTAGAAGTTCCTAAAGTTTTGCTTGGCTTTGAAGGCATAGCAACTGGAGTACCACGAAGTTTTGTAGCGCGTGGTCTTGGTGGCTTCTTCATTACTTCTTCTTGCCCATTTTCTTCATAGTCATCTTCTTAACCATCTTCTTACCAGTCTTTTTAGTTTCCATCTTTGCTGCTGCCATACCTTTTGCTGTGTATGGGAATGACATTTTTCCAACTTTAGGCATTATAGTCCTTCTTTCTTGAGTTCTTTCATTACGGTGGCTGTTGATTTGTCTATCTTTTTTGCTTGTATCATTGTCTGACCATCATATGCTGCACCTAGTTTTTCAGATGCTTCATGCGCTGCTTCTATTTCTTTTCTTTTTGTACTATTAGGTTGGATACCTTGTGCTCTAGCAGAACGATATGCTTCGAGTTCAGAGTTCCATTTCTTTTGTGTAGTACCACTTGCAATTACATCGCCTCTAGCATCACCTGTATTTAACTGAAGGTTCTTGGCTTTGCAACCAAAACAATCAGGACCACAATCACTATGGTCAATAGAAACTTCTTCATACTCAAATGGCTTATCAGATGTCTCATCACAAAGTACACATCCGTATTTAGTAGCCATAAAGTTATGCTCAATACTGAAGCCCCAGTCAAGTACCTTACTGATATGTTGGTGCATTTGTCCCTACTCTGTTGTAAAGTTAGCCGAAGTCACAATGCCATCAGCAATCATTGCCGTTCTAATAGCCTCACTGATTCCAGTATGTTGGCATCCACCCATATAATAAGCAGTGTATTCTGCTAACTCATCTTCGGTTGGAAACTGTATAAGCGAGTAAACACCACCACTAAGAATGATGGTATAACTTTTTGTGCGTTGCTTAAAGTGTGTGAACAAACGGTGAGCACCAATATGACCCTGTTCTAGGGTTGGTGTTACTAATGTGTACGTTGCCATTGTTCTCCTTAATGAACTTACTGATAGAGCAGTAGAGATTTCGGTAACTACTGCCCTACCCGTCAATCAATTAAGCGACTGATGAACCTGTAAGAATACGATACAGGGCTGCTTCGCGGTAACGCTTGAAGCCTAGTACGCCGTACCAACCCATTGGGCGGAAACGCATCAAGTGGTCGATAACTGGACCGATAACTGTATGTGGCTCTTCAGCAACGGCTTCAGCCAGTGCTTCCTTGCCAGCAAGAATTGTGCGATATACCTTGGCACTTGAAGCACCATCAGTATCGTTGAACATACGAGCAGACTCTACAAAGTAGGCTCCTTCGTATGAACCAATTTCTCCAGCCCAAATGTTTTCATTTGAGTTGTACTCATGTGGCAAGCGCCATCCACCAGCACCAGTCTCAGCACGAAGGTCGTGTGAAACTTCTGGGTGAATTCCGCACCAGTACATTGAGCCCTTGCGTGGAACTGACAAACCTGAACGCAACTTAGCAACAGCCTTACGGATGTTAGCAGAAGTGATTGTGTCTGTAGCAGCAATTGTTACTGTGTTAGTACGTGTGCCACCATAGATGACGTTAGTACCACCACGAAGTTCAGTCTGTGCGACTGTATCAATTGAACCTGCCATGTTAAACGCAATGATATTAGCGATTGCTGGGTCTACATCAGCAAGGCTGAAGAGTTCCAACGCACGTGTTGTAAGAACAGAGTTACCATACTCAGCAAGAGTAATAGTAACTGATGTTGGTGCAGCAATCTGTACTGAGTCACGCTCAGTTGATTCTGTGAGTGCAGTTGTCTGTTCAGACAAATCTGCGTATAGTTGTAGAACTACGGTTGAGCCAGGGTTTGCTAATTTGACGGGCTTCTTATCTGCCACGCTACGAATTAGGGGTTCTGAACGCAACGCAAAGTCTAGTAGACGGTCATACGCCTTTTGGACGAGACCTGCAGCACCAGCGGTACCAGCGAGATTGCCAGTAGAGGATGTATATGCATTAGCCATTGTTGTTCACCTCCTAGGTGAGTTATGAAATTACTATGTGTTTATTGCTGTTGAGAGTAGATGATTTGCGTGAGTTCTTCTGCGGATGCCGCATTATTAATTCTCATCAATAAATCTTCTGCTCGGTCAGGGGTCATACCAAGTTGAGTGACAATATCTTGCTGCCGTAGGGCTGCTCGATTTATCTCTTGCTCTGGGTTTACCTCTGGCTGTACTAATCCAAACAAGTCTCCATTATCTTCAAGCCAGTTATTGACTGACTCTTCGGTAATATCATCCAAGTCTTTTAGGATTAATCTCTGTGCCTTTGGATTGACACCCTTCTGTTCTAGGACCTCTTTGACTGTACGCTCACGCTGCGACTTGGATAATCCCTCAAGTTGCTCAG